GGTAAAACCTCCTTCGGCTGTGCGTGGTGTCCTCTCACTAATAGGAGAAAAACAGGGTGTAAAGCGGAACTGTTTTTGAAAAATCCGAAAAATTATTTTGAGGGATTTTCCAGCGGCGTAAGCCGCATAAGCAGGGTTTGGGGAAGGCACTCCCCAACAAGATTCCCGCAGGGGCAAAATGAGCGATAAGCGAATTTTGGTACTGCGGTAGAATCTTGCTCTGAAAAACTCCGGCGTTCCCCGGCTTCCGTACTTTCCGCTAACAAGACGTTTCAAAAGGGCTTTGCTACCCGCTATTCCGGCATATCTTGAAAATTTTCCTTTCACTACCTACAACACCACGCAAAGCAAAATGGACGGAGATTTTTAGAATTTCCCCTTATTCCCTACAACACCACGCAAGCCGAAAAAGGCGGACAATGGCAGTATTTTTTTCTTTGATACCCTCCACGGATAAGTAAGGGATTTTGCCAACTGCGGCGGCAATTTTCCCTTTTGTTTTTTCATACTGGGGATTTTCAAAAATGCCAAACAGGAACGAAAAAAAGCAGCAAATCTGTTGAATAGATTTACTGCTTTCTGGTTGCCGGCGAAGCGGCGGTTATTCAGTTGTAGGCGGTAGGGCTATCTCCCAAAGCGGAACTTGAAAATAGCTGTGAGAAGCGTCTGGGTGATGTAGTCCTCTGTATCTTGGTCTACCCGTCCATTCACACGGGCGGCACATTGTATGCGGCGGCGGTAATACTGCAATACAGTTCCCACCGCTTCCGGCTCCCCGCTGGTGGCTTGGACGATTGTTTCATAGGGGAGAAGCCTATTATTTCTCATATGCCATTCCCTCCATTTCCGCTTGGAGCTGCCGTAGGACTTTTCGGATATGGTAGCCCGCTGTGCTGCGGCTGCGCCCGTACTGTCTGCCAATTTCGTGCTGTGGAATACGCTTGAAAAAGGACAGGTAAATCATTTCCCGCTCCCGTTCGTCCAGCCGTGACAGGGCTTCCGCAAGTAAGCCGCTGCTGAAAATGACCGTATCGCCGCAAAGGGTAAGTATGTATTCCTCGTCCGGCTCCGGGGCTTGGAAATATTCATCTGTCGTGCCTAAAGGGTAGTGCTTTTCGTCTGTGAGGTATTCAAGGGATATTTCTCTTTTGTGCTTCCTGCTCCGTGTCCTCGCTGCGTTGATCGTTGCATTTCGGATAACGACTTTGCAAAAGGCATGGAAAGTGTACTCGATATGTTCCCGATATTCTTCTGCGTGGTAGTGACATCAAAACATATCACTCCACCGGCTCACCATATAGGCGTTTCATGCCATCATATGTTACTAACCATATACGTTTTGATTGCCTAGCCTCAACGCCTATCTTAAATCGTGGTGGCTTTCCATTTCTTTCAATACAAGCTTGACGCAATGAATCTGTACTCTTTCCCCATAATTCCGCTGCTTCTTCCAGAGTTAATACTTTATCAATGTAATTCATCGGATCCTCCTGCATATATAATATCCTATAACACATCCGGTAATCAAAGCTTTTATGGCTTCCTTATCAAAGTCTATAAAATATATTAAAATGGCAATGCCTATAATTGCTATAATGTCTTTCATCGTATTCACTCCTTATGATATAATGAAAGTGTCAGGAGAGGTTTCCCTCTCCCTTCACCGCTCTCTTATCGTTTTTGTTTTCGACGACGCTTACGATTTGAGGGCTTTTCTTTTTTTCTGAACTCTAGCCATATCATTACTACTAATGTTATGAACCATTCAACATCTACTTTATCAATCATTTCTACCTCCTTTCTATGGTTTTATTATACCGCATATACGGTATAATGTCAAGTAAAAATAAACAAAAAAAGTGCCCAAAAAGCTAGATTTTATCTAACCTTTTGGGCTTTCTTCTTTTTCACATACTTAACGCAATATGCTACGAGATAAACGGATCACCGTACCTTTCACCACTGAGCCACCGTATACATTACCGTGGCTCCTTTTATTTTAGAGCCATCAAATTGTACTAATCCTTCTACCCTGCCGGCTTGATAGCCTACCGTTGGGTAGACTTTATCATCAATTACAGTAACACCGGCTTTAATCTTATGTTCCTTATTAAGGTTGATTTTGTAGACATCAACCTTCTGTTTTTCAGTATTCGGCACAACTACAGTTCTATCAGTATTGACAATGGCCTCATTAGGTACATCCGGTGATTTATTTTTAATTGCTTCAGCTGTCTTAGCAGCAGCCTTTTCTACCGTAGGTGCTACTACCGTATACGTAACAACCGGCTTAGCTTCAGGTACGGCTTTTGCAATTTGTTCCGCCTGTTTAGGAGTTACTTTAATTTCTTTAGCAATTTCCGCTGGATTTGACATAGTGGTTTGAGGTATAACTTTTGGCTTCTCGACCTTTTCTTTGCTGTTGATATAAAATGCCGTTGTAATAACAATTAACGCCACTGCAATGGCTGCATATAAAACATAGCATATTCTTTTATTATCCATATCCCTATCCCCTAAATAATTATTTTAAGCCGTCCAATAGTCAGTAATGCCACGAGCAATCGCCCGGACCATTTTGTCTAAATCATTTTCTAAAATTTCTAGATCTTCCATGTTGTCGATAAATGCCAACTCGACTAACACGGCAACGGCATCAGTGCCATTTAAGACCCATAGGCCATCACGCTGTTTACTTCCCCGGTCAATAGTATTTACAGACCGGATAATTTGAGACTGTATAAATCCGGCTAATCTCTGGCCATTAAAAGATTTATACAATGTCTCTGTACCACGAGCCGTAGTATTAAAAGCATTACAGTGGAGACTGATAAATATATCAGCCCCCCATTCATTGCTAGCTGCACACACCTCGCCTAAATCATCAGATTGCAGTGCTTTTACTTCAACTCCGGCCGTAATTAAGTACCCAGCTAATAACTTACCGGCCTTAGCGGCAATATCACTTTCACGGCTTCCGGTAACAGGATTAACGGCTCCCGGATCAGGTATACCTCCAGGTGCATGGCCTGGATTTACAAATACTCTCATACTGCACCTCCTAAAACTTAACCTTATTTTCAATCTTATCTTTTACTAATTCCAAAAACCGACCCATACTTTTATTTCCTCCGTCCCGGAGGTTTTCTAAAATACTTAAAAATTCAGATGAGCCCAAATATAACCATACAAGATTGACTGCAAAAGAGTTCTTGCCTGCCATCCAGTCAAACAAAAAAGCAGCCGCCGTGGCTGCTACATATGTAAGTACTTTTTTGCAAAATCCCTTACGCATATATTCGCTTTTAATAAGGTTTAAATCAAAGGCCGTAGGAATTGCCCTGTATTTTTCCCACACCGCAATGTGTTCCGGATCATATCCAAACTGATTTACTAACATATTATATGCCACACTAGCCCACTTGGTTACAAGATCAAGGCATACTAATAACACAAATATACCTAATACTTGTACGTGCTTTAATCCAATTAGCCAAATGGCTACTGCGGCCACAACAGATAATGCTGATTTCACCCACCATGCGGAAATCAATGATTGCCACATGTCTTGCAAATACTGTACATAAATCATTCATTGATCTCCTTTTCAGCTTCAATTTCTTTATCGCATTCTGCAATAGCATCAAGATAAACATTTAAAACACAATTTTCATCCGGACAACGGCCATCTTCAGTTAATTCCGCTGCACAATATTCGCAATATAATTTCTTTTCCATAATTAAACCTCCTTGATTGCATCAATCATAGCCTTATTATTGGCTTGATACTGATCACGTAATTGTGCTGCCAACTTATCATTACCTTGTAATAAGGCTGTAAGCATACGTTCTTGCAGCGGAGCATTGGCAGCATCTGTTTCTGCCTTAATTTCTTGTATCCGGGCCTTTCTTACTTCCGCTTCTGATGGTACATATGGAGTTGGCAACACTGGCTTATCTCCGCCCCAAACATATTTACCATCAGCTAATTTAGCCTGAATGCTTCCATCATCATCTCTTAAATATTGTTTTCCCGGATACGCTTGCTTTGCTAGCGTTTCCAGTTCTTCCCATGTATCTCCATGAACTTCTAGCCAGTATGATGCTAAACGCTGACTTTCTCCGTTTTTATCCGGATTATCTAGTACAATAAGATATTGATTCATACAATCATCAATCCTTTCTTTTAAATAACTGGAGGTAAAATTATGAAACTGCCAAACAACTATGGATCCGTCAGCAAATTATCCGGTAATCGCCGTAGACCCTATATGGTCCGTAAAAGCCTTGACGGAAATCAATTAGTTATCGGCTATTTTGAGACAAAAGAAAAAGCCCTTCAGGCCTTGGCTGATTATAATCGCCAACCTGCTGAGCTTCCAAAATCAACTATTACTTTAACAACGCTATACAAGCAATGGCTGCCGCATCACGCTCCAACGCTTTCTAAATCTGGAGTATCTAGTTATACAAACGCTTACCGGCATATCCAATCTATTGCCACTATTCCAATACAACAACTAACATACGATGATTTTCAAGGCGTGCTTGATGCCATGCAATTATCTTACGCAAGCAAAAAGAAGGTACGCTCTTTAATTAACCAACTATGCAAGTATGCCATCAAAAAGGAACTCATGCAGCGTAACTATGGAGACTTAGTCACTATTGGTAAGAATACTAAAGTACGGCCACACAAACCATTTACCCGGCAGCAAATAAATAAACTATGGCAGCTTAATACATCCGAAGCGGATGGAGCTCTGATTCTCCTCTATACCGGCATGCGGTGTGATGAGCTACTCAATCTCCGGCGAAAAGATATTAATCTTAAAAGCAAATACCTCACAATTACGAAATCAAAAACTAAAGCCGGTGAAGGGAGAGTTATCCCTCTTCATAAGCGTATTTTGCCAATTGTCGAACGTCTCTGTTCTCAATATCAAGATCGCCTATTCCCGATTTCCTATACCAATTTTTCAAAGCATTTTAATCGGATCACAAATGGCAAGCATACGACTCACGATTGCCGGCATACAGTAGCAACCATGCTTGATCGTGCCGATGCAAATCCTAATGCTGTTCGGGCTATACTCGGACACAAAAATGGAGATGTAACAATCAAGGTATATACTCACAAAGGCTTACGTGATCTGCGTAGAGCTATTGCATTGCTAAAGTAATGCTGCAAACTTGATACTATTTATATTTTAAGCAAGTAGAATAGATGCACTATTGTTAGAGTCTTGATGTTGCAAATTAGTTACTAATTGCACTAATTACCGGTGCATAATTGCTCCAGTTTGGAGCGTTTTTGTATGCTTCTACGCTTTCTGCTGGAACCATTACAGATATTACTGCCCCACCCGACCCTAACATAAATGAGCCATTCAACGTTGGAGGTGTAGTTGCTCGCACAATCAATGTAAGGTCAATTTTACAGCTGCTAAACGCTGAATTTGTAACTGATTTACAAAATTCACCCAGTTCGACTATTTGTATTTTATGACTGTTATTAAATATGTTGGCCGTTAAATTCACAATTGATGGCAATCGTACTACTTCCAAATTGCCGCATTGAGCAAAGGCAAAAGGGCCAATGCTCTCACACTGCTTCAAATCGATTTCAGTCAGTGTTGAATTGAATGAAAAACACTGTTGCCCAACACTAGTAATAATGTCAGCGTTTGGCACAGCTGCAAGTTTTGGAGAACCATAGAACGTGCCAGTAGGCAAGGCTGTTACCTTTCCTATATCAACCTCTATTAGATAGTTGCAATATTGAAAAATGTTTGATTTATTATTCAATGTTTCCAGATTTGGAGCACTAAATCGCTGCATCGTTGACATAGTAAATGCATTATCCACTCCAATAGAAATGAGTGAGTTATTAGTATAACTGCTCATACTCTGCATACTATACAAACGAGTGTTTATGGCAGTTTCTGTTCCGATATAGTCACTCCACGGATATGTTCCATCAGCGAGTGTTGCCAAATCAATGCCTTCACCTTTACCGGTTGAAATTTCATCAATCGCCTTAGGCATTTCTGATGGCAGCATCTTCTTGTCATTTCCAAGTTTAGATTTTATCGCCTCTGCAATCCGCTGCAAGGTGTCACTATTAATTAGTACAAGAGCCATTAATACCGGACCTCCTCTGCATTCACGATCTTACCAAGGGCATCATCAATCAATGACTGTACCTGACTTTTAGTAATCATATCCGTTTTAATGCGATTGAGTGTACTATTTGTCATGTCTATTTCATCAAATAAATCATTATAATTATGCCTCATTTGATCTATATCGGCACCAACAGCATCAGTAATAATATCCTTTACTTGATCAGCCGTAACTAAATATTTAATGCTTTCCTTTAAATAGTAGATATCCTCTGATACCGTGGCGTTCATTTGTGCCATATTATTATTGATTTCCCTATAGGCTCCTTCTGCCGTTGTCAGTCGATCATTAATCTTATTTAATGCCGTAGTTTCAGCAATTGGCAGCTGCACAGTATTGCCACCTGTGATAGTTAATAGATTACCTTCTATTTTTAACTCTTGTAATACGCCCTTTTCATTAGGCCTTACATTAATTTGATCCTTATTATTATGTATTACCACATTTACTGATTTACAATTCATTCTTATCCCCCTTAAAAGCATTGCCCGGAGATATTAATAATTCCCCTTGCACAATTCTCTGGGCCTTGCCATTGCAAATTCGTTGGATATCATAATACATCTTATTAAATTTAGCATGACTATTATTAGCCATTAATTTAGATGTAACATCACGGTTTATCCTCAACAAAATCTCGCCATTACTAACAACCTCGCACTCACATTTAATGGCTAACGGATCGCTATACCGATAACAGGCACCAAATATAAACTTACTATTTGAAGTGTCTATTAATTCTCCGTTATCGTCAGTTAAATTAAAAGTTATTTGATGATCGTCTCCCTGATTGATTTCTAAATCAATCTTTTCGACTTCATTACTAGTGTAAATCAATTTATCACCTCCTAACATTTATGATATGTATTTAATTTTTCATCCCCAAGGTGGACTATATGATGAAAACAAACTCTTAACCTATCCAATAAGATTTACAAAACGAGTTACTATGGTTGCAAATCATACAACAGGGCAAAGTGTAACAGTCGAGATGGCAATACGACCAACTACTGATGGCTTAACTAGTGCTGTTATAGTAACCTCAACTCCAACTCTAGATGGCAAGGCGTATTGGCTTGCTATTGGTAGTTAGTAGCCAAGGTGTAAATGTTAATCCAAACATCAAAACTAATAGCACTGCGGCACAAATCGACTTACCGGTTATTTTTCCAAATAAAAACCTTGCATCTGTTTTATCAGACACTTGCAGTATGATTTCAGGAATTACTGGTAACGATGAAGGTGCACGCATTGCTAATAGATGGAACGATAAAGTAAACTTATATTCCGCATGGGATAAGGGATTAACAACTGAGGTAACTATTATCGCCCTTGGTTGCTAGCCAAGGTGTAAACGCCCTAGCTAGCCCTGGAAATGGCAATAATATTGCTTGGCCTATTACTTTTAACACAGTGTTAAGTGCTCGTATAACAGCTGTTGATAATGGTAGTGATATATATAGATTATCGCTAGCCGGATACAACAAATTTGGATTTAGCACAAATTTAAGAGGCGTATCATCTGATGTAAGCTATAGTGTTATTTCCGTTGGCAATTAACCAAGGTATAAAAGTTATTGGAATTACGGGTAGTGCATTAAATTCAGGATATTCCGAAGGCGAAAAATTAATTACATATCCTATTCCATTTAAAAAATTGTTAGGTTTTACATCTGGGTTAATCGATACCTCTGCTACGTTTGCGGAGCACGCCTCTGTAAATCCTAATAATTCAAACGCACGTGTGTTTTTACATGCTTTGACGGCCTCTAATGTAGAAATCACTACTTGGATATGGCTAGTAGGAATATAGCCAAGGTGGATACACTTATCATGCTGGAGCTAAAAGCGTACAATTTAATGTTATTTACCAAAAAGCATTTGGAGTATTATTAATGCCTACAGTAGCTCCAGAATTAACTAATAAACCACCTCATATGGTATTGTTCAATAATGATGGAATTGGAGGCGTAAAAAATGATAGTTTTAATGCTATTGCTTACTTCGATGTATTAAATCGCAACTATGGTGACAATGTGGCATTCTTTTGGTTTTCTATTGGAATTTAATTGCCAAAAATAAAAACATGAGCACCGCCAGCAGTATATGGTGTAGAGTCTTTGACCAATACTTTGCGTAATACAATAGTTGATAAATCATTGTTTCTGGTTCCGTTTTTTAATGTGGTTATTCGTTCAATTGTTTTTGCACTTACCAAACTATAGGCATCGTGGCTTAATGCTAATGCACCTAAATAAGTATTCAAGTTTATAGGATATTGCAAAATTGTTTCTTCAGTTTTAATTTCAGCGTTTATACCTTGGGTACTAATATCCAAAAGCAATAATAGTTACTTCTGTTGTTAAGCCTCTATCCCAACCTGAGTATAAAATAACTCGATCTGTATAACGTGATCTAATAGCAGCACCTTCATCATTTCCACCACCGGTAATAGCGGTTGTGCCGGTTGTATCGGATAACAAGGATGCAAGATTTTTCTTAACGAATGGAATGGGTAATTGAATTGTACTGCTGCTACTATTAATAGTTATATTTGGATTGATGTTTATACCTTGGAGAATTAACCCCCCAAACAGCTTGCCAAAACTGATTGACCAAGCATTAGGATTATCAAAATTGTATTTGACTCCTAATGCAGTAAGTTTTTCTTGATCTAAAGCACTAATTACTTGTTTGTTAAAATCCTTAATATTTGTAACCGGCAGAGATGCAACTAGCGATAATAAATCCGTAATGCTGCTCTGAATCCCTTTAATATTATTAGCTGGATTGCCAACCCATGTGGATTCTCCTGTAATGGCCTTAATACGATTGCCAATCATATCAGTTAAGGCTGTAATAGTTTGAGCCGTATTAGCAGCGACTACCGCATCATTAATCCGATGGGTATTGTTACCATATTTTCTAAGCTCATCACTAATCATCGTCAAAACTTCTTCTGCCGTGACCCACATCGTATTTGATAGTGAAATCGTTACATTATCCGAATTTGAATAACCAATACCCATTGTTACGGTTTTGGCCACTAATGTGCTGCTAGATGCCGCCTGAACAAAATCCGGATTTGCATCCACCATACCCGCAAATAAAATTTCACCTTCATCCGGATCCGTTGCAAAAATACCGATTTCGGAAATATTTTGAGCCGTTGTAAAATTAGCGTTAGTCAATCGCACTGTTACCGTACACGTATTATTCTTTTGTACCTTAGTAATAATTTCTGCATTGTCGATTTCTCGTACTAATCGTGTAGCACTTTCAATATTTGTCAAGTTACCACTACCAAAGGCAACTCGTGTAATATTTAATTTAGTGCTTCCGGCCGTAACTTTTGCAATGAGTGCCGTGCCTTTATTGGTGACTTTTGCACCTTGCCAATTAGCCATTTACTACCTCCTCATTATTAATAATCATCCCTATCCCAATTCTTGTACTTGCAACCGGTGTAGGATCTACAACTACACTGGTGTGATCAATGCCTGCAGCAAAAGCCACATGCCATGTAGTTTCCTTGATTTCTATAAAATTAAAGCCGTCAAAAATGCTTCTCGCATTCTTGACGGCGTAAACGCTATCTCGTAATTCATTTAACTTATCTGGTTCCGTTACGGCTTCACCATAAATATTCACTTTAAAGTGGTAAGGGCTTCCTCCGTAATCGTACCAATCTTGATATTCGGCCGTACTGTAAATGGCTGATACCATATCTTCTACGGCCTGTGGTGTACCTTTTCGCCGGTGCCATGCTATTGATTGCCTAATCAGATTCCGCTTCACTTCATCAGTCATATCATATTTAAAAAAATCAACATGGAATTGCCATGCCAATAAATTGAGTATTTCTGTAGGCAGTTCATCTAGCCGAGAATAAAGTTCTAACTTTTTAACATCATTAGATACATCCTCAACCAATGCATCCACAGCCTTAATAATCAGTTTAATATTTTCATCATCGAGACTGGAAGGTAAGATATCTATCAGTTTCATTTTTTCAACATCAATCATCTTCTAACCCCCCATATATGATATTTTTGCTACTATTCCAAGCTATTTCATTATTGGCCACAGCTTGATGCACAAATGCCGGTTCAACTCGTTTTGCCCCAGCTTCCATAATCCTATGAATCAATTCAGAAGGCTCAATATCTCTTCCCATTTTAGACCGTTGCCAAACAATGTAATCTTCTACCGCTTGATTTACGGCTAATTGAATGGCCCCCTGTGTAGTTTCTTTAGATTTTGCAATATAGTATGTTGCGGCAAAATTAAACAACTTCTTTTTAGGCTGCCGCACATTTACTTTATCTGTGCATGGCCGTACAGTTTTATTCGAGCAAGCTACTTTTACTTGATCCAAAACTTCTTGTTCCGGCAGTTCGCCATTTTCCATGAGCACATAGAGATCAACTTCACCTTCACGTTCAAAGTTTCTATCCTCCGGCCCCTCTACATAAGTATCAATGATGCCTGTATTCGCCGATAACGCAAAGTATTCATAGGCACCTTTTGGTCCGGCAGAAGAAAATCGTTCCGGTGCTAAATGAATGCGTTCCCGATATGGTTCATCTGTTTCAATATCAGAACCAGCTGCACTGGTATCCGTATTCACCACGCTGGCCACCCAAGGCACTGGATCCACCAGCTTGTTAATTTGCCCTGCCACGTATCCATTACCCAGCTTACCGGCAGTCATACAATAAGCAATCGCCGTAGCATTCAATTTCCCTGGATTAATGGTAATGTCTTTGTCAAAATTAAAATAAATATTATCGCCGGCCGTAACTCGTGTACCGGCTGGAATAACTACTGCTGATGTACGCTTTTCTGATAACGTGATCAGCATTGTAGTTTGAGCACTTTTAGCAGCTGTCCTTGCCGTACCTACCAATAAACCTAGATGATCTAAGCCCCAAGCCCTAGAATATGCAAGTAAGTTTTGCTTCCCGGTAAAATCAACACGTCGCCTAAGGCCTGTAAGTGCATAGGTGATTACCTTAAATGTCAGATACGTTGGATCCGCCGGAGCTAATGCATGCCCTCCCAAAGCATTAAAGATTTGCACTAAGTTAGCCATGATCTTATCCGGATTAGATTCAGCAAATGAAATATCCGGCAATCCGGCCTTTACCAACAGTTCTGACGTATCCTCTGTATCAAAGGTTAATAATTCTTCAATCGCCATTTATCTCACCCCCTTCACGGCTACGGTTAATATCGGTCTAAGGTGCCCAATCTCAGGCACATCATATTTGAGACTCGTAATCTTAGCTCTCGGTTCATACTTTCTAACCTGCCTAATAATTTCAGTGCTGATTTTAGCCTGTGCCATCAATGTTGGTGAGTCGATGATTGTACTATCAAGACCAAAATCTCTAAATAGTGGTACTGTGCCTCTAACTGTAGTGATAATCATACGTACATTTTGCACTACCTCCGCTTCAACGGATTCCGGAGCAAGGCTAATTTTGCCGGTAACAGAATTAATTACTGGATTGAGTAGCACTATCAGCCACCTCCTTAGTCGTAATGATTGTGTCATTGATGTACTCGCTCAATGTGACATTTACTTTTGCATATATAATGCCGCCTTTTGGGCCAAATAACACATCACTCATATCAGCTTCTTTCACCACCCATTGATCAATACCAATCGGAGTATTATTTAATACAAAATCTACAACAGCTCCGTTTTCAACGTATTCTTTCAACTGCTCAAATTCTTCTTCTGGTGTAACGCCATACATGGTATGTAGCTGAATGCTAAACGATATTTCTTCCAGATTTGGTCCAACGTATTCCAATTTAGGCTTATTTAGTAAAATCGCATGTTCTGCATAACGTGCAGATACTTTTCGGCTATAATCACTAATAGTACGTAATGTTCGAGTGCTTGCTACAAAATATACATCACCCAATGATCCTACTACCATATAATCACCTCCTATTGTGGTTTGCCGGTACTACCACCGCCCGGCACCACACCGCCATGAGTGTGATTAACTAGCGAAATTCCATTTACAACAACATCTCCGGCCCCCTGAATATTAATCGTACCGGCCTCAATATTAACTGTTCCGGGAGAGCTAATGCTTAATGTGCCGCTGCTTGTATCCATAGTTACCGATGTACCATCACTAAACACAGCCGTTTCCACATTTGCATCAGCCACCGGCGGTGTATCTGCACCGGAATACATGGCACCAATAATCCATCCTTCATTAAGGTTCTTACTGTTCGGATCAAAAATAATAAGCACCTGTTCCCCTACTGCATAGGAGTGCTGGTGCTTATTATTGAGTGTATTCTTTTCCAGAATCTGCAATGGCCCTGTTACCTTATTATCCTTATCCGGTATTACAGCCCTTGCAGTATGAGTTGCAGGGTCTATGGCATCAATATACCCTTTTACTATAATTTGATTAATTGTAGCCAATGAGAGCCCTCCTTATATCTAAACTTGTAACGTAATTACCTGATAATTCCACATCAACTTCTCGAATTACATATTTCCCATCAAATACACCGAAATTATTAAGCATAATAGTTGCTCCGGCATACAAGTCCGGCCGGCCTTTCAATGTAATCTTACCGGTGGTTTCTTCCTTGTTCTTATTAAATAATTCTTTCTTGGCCAAACGTAAAGCCGCTGCCGTATCAGCCACTTCTTGATTAATTTTGAGCACCTTTTTCTCTGTGGTTCCTTTTAATTTGTTGTTCTGCTCCGGTGCCTCAAAGGTAGCGGATATTTTTTCTTTCTTCTTGGATTTTTGATAGGTCACTGTACAGGCCGTGTAAATATCACGCACTTTGCTATGAAATTCGTAATCTTCCATATCCTCTAACGCCAATTTATCAATAATAGCAATTGGATCTTGTGCATCATATTTAGCCTCGTCAAAAATTACAATCTTACCATCAGAAACTTTAGTACACAGGCCATTATCTTTACACAATCGTTCTAAAAATACCAAATCTGGTTCTTCAGTTTGCTCTACCCTATCTAATGTTGGATTATCTTCAGAATCATATACAAGACCTAAACTTGCACTATTGGCCAAGTCTTGGGCCACAACTTTTAATTGTACCTTTTCCCAAGATCTAGTATTATTTATATCCCTGGCTACTCCATCAGGAACCGATACTGTATTAAGTTGTACTGTTGATCCTGAGTTGCCGGATGCCAAACCTATATCATCTATGTAAAATTTACCAAGCGGAATATTAATATCAGTAGTTACATCGTAATACCAATGTATTAGTATCAGATTTACTGTTATTTGAGCATTTTTAGATGGATACCAATCGCCCGACCACAATCCTTGACGATCATCTAATGTTAAATCAAAGGTATCCGCTTCACCGCTCATAACGTCCTTATAACTTGCCCCAATTAAATACTGTGCCAAATCCACGCTAATATCTGTTGATTCATATAAAATCTGCAAGGCTGCACGTCTAGCCGGATATATCGGTTTTAATGCCAATGGAGCCGCTTCAGGTAAATATTGTGTTAAGTCCCTAATATCTAACATATTAACGCCTCCATGGTGGCAAGTTTACTATGGTTTTCTTTGTCACGGAAGGAATATTGAGCGTAATGCCGGATGGCAACATATCGTAATTAATATAATCAGGATTTGCCTTCATTAAAACAGACATAAATCGTTCATCACCCATCTGCTCTTTAGCAACCACATCCCACATATCACCTAATCTGGTAGTATATTTAGTTGCCATAGGCCACTCTTGCCTCCTTCCGTTTGATTTCATCCAACACCTTTAATACTTCTCGCTTAATAGTCGCCGCAATATTTTTAGATTCTGCTTCGGTACTATTGCCAGTAATAGTAATATTAAATTCAAATGACGGATTAATAGCTATTTCTCTGTTACTGCTAGTAGTATTTTCCATCATTCTAGGAGCCTTGACCGTTGGTGCCGGCTGTCCTGCCATTTGCGGTGCCAAGTATCGTACGGCTCTTGGCTGATAATTTTGATTATTCCCAGTAGAGTTTATTCCTTCACTAGAATTTTTCGGTAATATACCAAGCATTTGCCCGGCTTTATGCCACAAGCTAATGGATCTTGGTTTACCGTCAAGCGGAATAGCAGCTTCTGCACTATCTTCGGCAAACCAAGTAGTAAATGCACCCTTGCCATAAATACCGCCTTTAGCGTTTTTCTTTTCTACGCCACCGCCGCCATCATCGCCATTAATCATATTTTTAACGATGTTAATGGTTCCTTCAATCGGATTTGCTAAGAACTCTTTAATTCCTTGCCATTTTTGCATAACCCATTCGCCAGCTTCGCCTAAGGAGTCTTTAATTCCGGAGCAGAACTTATCCATTGCAGCCTTTGGATCATTCCAAAGGAGCACAAACCAAGCTTTGATTGTATCCCAATTTGTGACTAATAAATAACCGACTGCAATCAACCCAGCAATGCCGGCAATAACTAAACCTATCGGATTAGCCAACATGGCTGCATTAAGTAACCACTGTGCCCCGGTCCAGGCCATCGTTACACCTCTTACTGCCGCCATAGCAGCACTATAGGCAATAACTTTCCCTGCACTCATTAAACCTCTACCTATTACCATGGCCCCGTTGTACATGTATTGGCCAACTGCGGCTGCCTTTGTTGCTGCACTAGTTGCAAGCACCGCCCCATGATAAGCCACTAAACGGCCAACTGACATTAATTTACTACCGGTGGCCAATGCAAAATTATATACTGCATGCCCGGCAGCGGAAACTTTTGCCGCTATGCCTGTAGCTTTAGTGGCTATTGCATTACGCATACTTGCTAATGTGTGTGTATTAGTGGCAGTAGTTGATAACAGTTGAGCCGCCTTATATGCTTGCCATGCTTCCTTAGCTTTTAAGATTGGAGCTAGTACAGAGGTTACCGCCCAAGTTAATCCGGAAACCGCCGCTACTGTTGCCAGCAATCCACCTACACCACCGACCACTACGGCCGTTAATGTTTGATGTTCTTTTGCAAAATTGGCTGCACCTTGAATCATTGGCGTTAAGCTATCAAGTAATTCTTTTGCCGGTGGCAATAATGCGGTCCCGATTGTAATCCCTAAATTATTCAATGCATTTCGTGCTAATTGCATACTGTTGCTCGTAGTTTGCATTCTTGTATCAAACTCTGCCTGCATGGAATTAGCATATTTAGATTGATCCGCTACCGTGGCCAAGTTGTTACGTAATGCATCCAAGTTTGTTAACAATGGAGCAATTGCCTTAATCCCTTCAGCTCCAAATAAGTCCTTCAAAACTGCCGCTTGCTGATATTTATCCAATTGAGACAATCGAGTGAACACATCTTGCAAGGCACCACTGGCATCCGTCTGCATACGCTTAGCCATCTCAACCGCATCAAGACCCAACGCACTAAATGCAGCCGCCTGTGATTTAGTGGCACCTTCGCCGGTAGTCATGGCCAAGATAATTTTTTGGATACCTGTTGCCGCTACTTCCGACTCTGTACCGGCTGCCGCCATAGTCGCACCTAATGCAGCGATTTCACCGGAGGCTAATCCACCTACAGCCCCAAGAGGACCAACACGAGATACGATATCACTAATCTTAGCACTGGATGCAGCTGTGGTATTACTTAAATAATTGACCTTATCCGCTAACGATACAACTTCCGGTTGCGTCATTTTAAATGCAGTTCTCCATTCGGCCATGGTTTGGCCGGCTTCTTCTGCACTCATATCAAAAGCCACGCCCATCTTAACCGCATCAGTAGCAAATGCTTTTAGGTCCTCACGAGCAATACCGGCTTGTCCGCCGGCTGCAACGATTTGAGCAATACCTTCCGCTGACATCGGCAGCACCGTACTCATTTGTTTAATATCTTCACCCATCTGCTTAAATTGTTCCGGCGTGTCAAAATCAACAACTTTTCGTACATCGGCCATAACATCTTCAAATGCCATGGCTTCTTTGATTGGAAAGCCTAATGTTGCCACCGCAGCCGCTCCGGCTTTAACAGCCATGCCACCGGCTTGGTCTCTAACATTTTCAACATTAGCACGCAATGCTTTTGTTTTTTCCACATTATTTAGTGCTTTAGCTGCACGTTGTTGCCGCTCATATGCCTTGGTAAGATTATCCATTGTCTTTGTGTAATTTACCGCATCAACCTTACCATCCTTATAGGCTTGCTTGAGATTATCCATTTCCTTTTGCAAGGATTTAGCATAAGTCTGTGTTTGCCGCATCGTCTTGGCCGCATTGGAAAAGGCAGCCTTAAATGACCCGGCAGTATTAGCCGTAATATTAAATTGTGTTGTATACGTTTTAGCCATTTAATCACCCTTTCTTCGCAGCTATACGTTCATTCCAGCAATTTATCCATTTAAAAAGCACCGGCACCGGTTTCTTTTCCCAAAAGGCTATGGATGTTTTTGTTTCCAATGACATTTTCAACAATTGTTCTCGTAAATAAGGCACTATTTCTTCAGGCGTTAATCCAGAAATTGCAAAAAATTTGCTGCGGCCTCAGTGATTTTAGCCACGTCCTTAAACGTCATTAAATCACGAATATCTTCAAATTTAATTTTTTCCTTGCATGCCTTAACGGCCACCATAGCACGATATTTTGCACCCCATACGATATTAGGTGTAATTTCACCGAGCATACGAGATTCTTGTTCTAATTCAAAAAAATCTGCACTAGTCAATTTATTAAAATCAAAGTGTAATTCAGATACTTCTTTGTCATTGATCATAACCGGTTTTACCAATTTAATAGTTTCCATTCCTTACCTCCAAATAAAATAGGCGTAGCATAGTGCTACGCCATATCTATGTCACTGCTTCTAATATTACATCCCCAATAAAGAGCGGATTTCTGCCAAATAATCAATTTCACCAACTTTGCAAATGTAGTTGATTACATCAATTTCCATCATTGTCTTGCCTTGATTGGTTACTTTAATATACGTCAAAGATAATGTTACGGAGGTTCCCATCTGAGACGATGGTTCTGCATTGCCCTGTTTAAAACTTTTAGTTACACCTTTCGCAACAACACGCCACCCTTCGGATTTTGGTGCACCATCACCACCATCCACATTATTTACGGCCATACGGCAATCAATATAATGACTAGTAGGTGCAAATAAAGAATAGGTATGCTTAGTTACAGTATTAAAATCCAAACCTAATTCCATGGCCTTTAACAATCCAGGTGCAATGGATTCAAATTCACCGGCAATGCCCGCACCTTTCATTGTTTCAGTCAAGTAATCCATATCCGGCAACGTTACCTTGCTGATGCCTAACATAACGTTACTAGCGTTATTATACACACGCATGTCATGAAGGCGATCAGGAATATTATGTGTGTTCATAGTTCCTCCTCATTATGCAGCATTAAATAATTGTTTTAAGTACGATACATCATATTCTAATACAAACTCTACATATTCTGCAGGTGTCAAGTATCCTAAGAATAAATGGAATTTCACATGACCATTAATCAGGCTCGTATTAGGATTTTCATCCCGGCGGAACTCTACCCGGCCCCCTAATAATTTTTCATCTGCAGTAAGTCCCGATAACCAAATATTAATTGTATCCGTGATTTGTTCGCACCAACGTGGACGAATCGGACCGTCTACTTTAGTAAAATACGATAATACCAAGGTAGCACTAATCCAATTTGCCATACGTCGCAATGGATTGAAATTATCTTTTGGATCTAAATTGGCTGGATAACAAGCTGTACGGTTGCCCCAACTACGCCACCCACCGACAAAATTAATTGCCGTAGTAACACCTTCGCCGTTAAGCACATTGGCATCCTTAATGCTCAATAAAACATCTGTGCCATCTGCTAAGCAAGTTCCATCCGTTTTCATTACATGATTAGAAGGAGAAATATACGGAACATCTTCCCCTTCAGAGGAATCAATATAATATGTTAAAGCCGCATTTAATGTGCCCATGTGCAATACTTTATCGCCAATTTTTGCCATTGGCCAATGAATCATTAAGTTTTTATCCACAAAATTCTTTTCATTTTTGTAGGCCGGTACATCACTGTATTTACTTAACGTTTCGTCAGCCGGTAAATCAGCATATACCATGGCCGGGAATAATCCATTAATAGATTCCCCTTTGGCATTTAAAATCATAGCTACTTCATTGTCCATAGAATATTTTGGTGCTAACAAGATCCCCGGCACAATACGCAATTTTGGAAATACGTTTTCAATCGCTTCAATGCCTTTTTTAATTCCGGTGGCGGCATCTTCACCGCCAATAATATCTTGCTTAGTAACTGCTGTTGGATCTACCTGTTCATATGTTACTGCTAAATTAACAGTATTCTTTACTGCATCAGTATCAAGTAATGTAATTACCAAATTCCCATCATCATCATGCAAGGCGGTATAATCAACATCTTTTGTTAAATCCTTTTGATTAGTGCTATCTTTAACTTTTAATGTAGGCACAATAACCGGTTCCGTGATTCTTGCCACTTTATTTGTCAATTTAAGTGCTGTTTGAGTGCCGGCCTTTTTGTGTTTAGTAATATCCAAAACGTTGATAAATACTACCGGTGCTACATTATATAAATAAAAATATGCGTACATCGCTTCACAGGCATCATAATTAGCAAAATCAGTACAATACCCTAACTGAGCTTGTGCATCGCCAATGTCGTTACAATACACCGGCACATTGGCTGCCACCGGCTCCGTTGCTAAGTGTACCGGAGCAATACCAATAACTACCGGCACATCAGCGTTCACTGTCGCAATTTGCTGTAAAGATGTCGCTTTTTCGCTAACACCAATACCATGCTTAATTTCCATAATTTCCTCCTATTCCTAATTAACGGTTGGCCGCATCATATTCCGGTGTGCCTTTAGTGTGCATTTTTTGCACTTTATCCGCATAATCAGCAGTCTTTACAATTAAACGCCGTAAGTACGGCTTTTCATTTAATTCCGCTTCAATATAATCTGGCACACCACCAAAATACACCGCATTTTTTACCAATTTATATCCCGGTTGAGTCGGACCAATGTAAATATAATTAGCCGCTTCCGGTTGCTTTTCCACTACCGGGCCCGGCTCCATTACTACTTCCGGCTTAACCTCATTCAAAATCTTCGCCATCCCAATTCACCTCCGGTACTGGCTTACCAATTTCATAGCTAAAATACATCAACCCTTCCATGTGATTTACCCCTTGTTGCTCCGGTACTTCCCACTTAAAAGGCTCAGCTAAAACAAAACACCCGGATAAAAATCTAATCTTATCCAGGTGCTGTCTTACATGTTCTATTAAATTAAACAAGTCACGCCAACATTCATCGGTATTCGTATCGTAAGTGCCAAATGCGATATAGCCTCTACAGATACCACCTTGATTTGGTTTTCCGTCTTGTCCATCGGTTAATTTAATTAACACATAAGGGTACAAGCTATCATCCAAATTATCGTTACGGCGATTGTTCTTTTCTTCAATCGGTATAAACTGCTGATATACCGTTACCTTATTTTCTACGCCATCCACCCTAATAGGTAGAGAGTACCCAGTTAAGGCACTCTCTATCTCTTTTTTTAAGGCATCGGATAAAGCAAGAGGGGTAAGCATTACTTATCACCTGCCAATATCTGTTCTACGTTATGATCTAAGCGTTTATCAAATGTTTCCTTGATGTCCTTTTCAATGGTTTCTCGTGATTCATCACTACCTGCCATTGCCGCAATAGACGGCCCAAATAATTGATCAATGGCTGCTCGCCTTTGCATTCCTTTGAATACGCCTATTTTATTTACCCTTTTCATATATTTACCGGGCAAACGCTTATAAATCCCAATGTGGCCATTTGTCATGACAGTTTTGAATGCTCCCGGCAATGCATTACCGCCATTTTTTACATTAGCCGTCAATATACGACCTCGTCCAAACGTCATTTTTTTAGGGCTATGAGCAAAGTCTCGTAATGGCTGTGCACCGCTCGTCACATTAATCGTGGCTGATATATCCTCTCCGGTATCCGGTTTCGTAACTTTAATCGACTTCTTAATCAGGCCCACCTTGCCGATATAATTGTAGTTGTCCTTAATTGCATCGGATACCGTTTTTCCTGAACGTTTTGCAGTCTCATTAATCGTACGGCGTAACACCTTAATGGCCCCATTGGGTATATTTTCTAACTTCTTTTCCAATGCTTTGATTTCAGATGTATCAATGAGTATCATCCTACATCACTTCCTAAGATCAAGATGGCTAATCCGCAATCATCTGTGGCCGATATAACACTATATGTTAGCCCATCGACTCTGCAATAATCACCTTCTACCGGCAATCTTACCAAATCTCTTACTTTGGCGTGAACATATAAGTACACCTCATAGCTGCCATCAAAGCCTTGCCTGAAGCGATCATTTAATAACTTACTTGTATTCTTTTCAACAATGGCCAAGACTTCTTTATCATCAATGATATGCATTTCGCCAAAATCGGAAAATAATACATTATCAATATCTCGCTTAATCTGATTGCGTAAACAGCTAGCCAATTTTAACCGCTACAACACCGGCTGTTGCGGCGGCTTTATCACTAACTGCAATACCGGCCGGAGTATTACCATCGGCTGTGATTGTAATTTCTTTGTTTGTTTTAGACCAATATACTGCATCACCAACTGCCATTTTATCGGAGGCCTTAGCCTGAATTTCATATACACCGGCAATACCTACTGTACCGGAACCGCCAGCCGGAATATTTTCCAACGCCACCCCGATACGAGTCGCAAATGCTACTACATTGCCATATGCAACGGCTTCCGTTGCTGTAATTGTTACAGTCTCCCCTTTGTTAATATACGTTGCCATAATTTAATCCTCCTTATTCTGCACTTTTATACAAACCTTTGTGATCTAAGGCCTGTACGCCATAATCCATATAAATACGATATTCCATGCCTAATGTATCCCACGCTACACGAGATTCAATCGTAGGAGCATTTTTACCATTGAGATAAGATACTTCGATAGTATCCACACCTAAGCCTGGAGCTGCTGCTAAATACCAAGCAGTTTCACTAATTGCATCTAATTCCGCATCAGTAACAATGGTAAGAGAGGATGCAAACGGATTTACAACCGCTGCGTTCGATTGACTAGGATCAGCCATAGAATGAATTAACTGATATGCTTTTGTTTCCAGTGCAGCCGGCACAATCAAATACTTAGGAGCAATCCCCAACGTTTCTTTGTTACGGATGTTCTTTTGTACACGCATTGCACGGCGGCCTTCAGATAATGCTTCTACAGTGAGATCGGATGCACTACCCAAATTGCCTTTTTTAGTGTCATATAATTTACTGTCGCTTAATACTTTATATACCAAACGGTTAATGCCACGGCGTGCGGCAGCTGCATAAGATCGTGGAATCTTAGTAAGCATACCTAAATCATCATTGATAATTGCTTGGCGAGTAAGGCCAAAGCTACGGCCAAATGTAAGCAACACTTTATCTACACCGGCATCCGTCAACTCATCATATTTAAACTCGCCATTTTCTTTGATTTCAACCAATTCACCAGCCTCAGAAATTTGTACGGCTTTAGTTGGTTTGAAATCAGAAAGACTTCCTACAGAAGTAAATTGTTCAAATGTTGTTGGTGCCGCTTGATATGCTGTAGCTGCAGCTTTATTGACGGTGGATGCCATAATATTCGGGAATGCACCGGTACCGGTTAACGCAGCACGAATTAAATCGGCATCATCCATATAGCGTGCATTAGCTTTGCCCTCACGTTCAAGAGTATCAATCATCAATTCACGTAAACGCATACCACGATACTGCATGGCACCTTCTGCCGGATTTACTACACTGATACCGCCACGCATTAAGATGGAATCAGATACCGCTTCACGAATCTTATCGGCTTCTTGAGCCCCCTGGCGAATTTCTGCCATATTGCTAGGCACTGCCGCACGTTCTTCAGCTAACTTATTTAATACTGCAGTTTGTACCGATGCCACGGTTGCACCACTGCGAATATATTCATCGGCATTAATGTCAAAATTACGGCATAATGCTGTAATATCTGCAGCACGTGTGCGTTCTGCTTCTGCAGCTGCTGCACGAATTTCTTCTTCATTTACTACTGGTGCAAGCACCGGTTGTGCTACTTCTGTACGCACATTATCTACTTCATGATTTTTTCCTGGCATAACTTTTTCTTCCTCCTCATTAATTACAAATTCCTCTTCACTGCGGCCTACGCCTACAGTCGCATCGGCCGGAACAGATACGATGCTAATTTCTAACGGTTCCCAACGCCTTGCAATGCTTGCCGGTCCCGTCACCCCCGGCATAGTTGCCGATTGCTTACCTGCTTCTATATCTTCCCAGCTATCTACTCGATAACCAACGGATACACCTTGCAATGTTCCGCTTTTTACCTTTTCGTAGATAATGTTAGATTGTTCATCCGCATCAAACCGTACATCTGCATAAGCCTTATTGTCCGTAATCTCTACTGCTTCAATGTGGCCAATAACTTGATCCCGATTATGGTTATACAATAAACAACCTAATCCGCTATTAAAACGCTGCAGGTTAATCGCTTCAGGAGCACAATGCAAAATTTCTGCCCCGAACCACCGTTGATATGGCTCTTCGGATGCAAATGACAATCTGACAGTTCGTGTTTCTTCGTTTACCGCATCACGATTCAACTGCATTTGTCGAGTTGCTTGACTCCTGTTGCCCTGTTGCTGTGGCATTATTATTTCCTCCTTCCATTTTGATACCATACTCAGCCTCCAGCTTTTTAATGTACGCCAGTTCCGCTGCACGTTGTTCCATCACATCTTTCCAATCCAAACCTTTATTGGCACAGATGTTGGCCAACGTATCTTGGCCAGTCTTTAATGCAATACGGTTTGCATTGGCTTCCTTCAATGGATCAATCCACGGCTGTCCCGGCATACTCCAAGCACATGCATTGATATATTCTTCCCGGTTTTCCCAATAGTCTTTAATTTTGACCGTTCCAGCCAAAACCAAACTATCTAGAAAAGCCTCGAATACATCGTTAAGCATGTGATTTATCATAAAACGCTGCAGGCGTTTGTATAGTTGCGTGTCCGTAATAAGTCCTTGCCGGGCACTCGAATAATTAACCTGGCTCATGTCACGGCTTGTGGCCTCATAACTAAGCCCTTGGCCAGAACCAATAGCACGGATATATTGTGATACCATTTCTTTTGTGTTGCTTGCTTGTCCGGCCGGAATAACCGATGCTACATCATCCCCCGGTTGTAATTCCATGATCATGCCCGGAGATATTCGGCTTCGAGTGTAGCCGGTAGCCGGATCATAGTCTTTACCTTCCGGCGGATTCTGGTTCATGGATCGCCCCACGGCCCCCATAGGCAAGGCACGCTTAATAAATGCAGAGATACATGCTAAGATTTTTTCCTTAATCGATATTGTATCCATGTATTCTTCCATATCATTGACTCGTTCAATCGCCTTAGCCAGCGGTGGCATTTCACGGATTTGTGACGGCAATTCTTTTTGCCACAATGCAATCACTCGATTCGCTTCAATTCTTTTACTTTGTGGTAGCGTCCATCCATCCGGGCTCGTTGACAGTAAGTGATACGCCATTGGCTTTTGATTTTCGTTGACTTCTACACCATTAATAATCGTATATTGCCCCGGCTTAGTAATTAGTGTTTCATCAAGATCATCAACTTCTTTTGCCTGCAACTGGAATGGAAATCGCTTAGAGCCGGTATTACATTTAAGAAGCAAAATACCTCCATCTACACGCATTCGCCGTAAGGCCATAGCACATAATTCATCAAAACTCTGCATGCCGGTAATATCACAATTCTTAGGCTTGCTCCACTCAGCAAATAATTTTTCGATTTGATTATTAAGCTTCTCATCCTCGGTTTTCATCCGCAATGTAAATCCGGTGCCAACAACATTATTTTCAAAGGCAATTAAAATAGAGCCTAATATATCACTATTACGCTCCATGTCTCTTGCCTTAGCCCGAATAATACTTCTTGCCGGCGTATTAACTTGTTCAGCCTTGCCGTTCGTAGGGAGCCACCCTAAACTACTGTTATTATTTTTGCCTGCCTTGTAGGTATTTGATAACCCATTCCGCCATGCTTGCCGTTCGTACGCCCATTGAGGGCTAAACCAAGCAATGGCCTTGTCTAAAATGTTCATAGTTTACCCTCTCATATAAGCCGCAACAAAGGCACCGCCGCCATTTTCAACCATAGCGATATCGGCCATCAATCTTCGCCGTTCTTTATATAACGTGGCCAAATCGCCACGCCTAACCATCGTATCCGAGGATAACCGGTATTCTTGTGCACCACTTTCAATATTGCTAATTGCCTCATTGATGGATGCTAATTGTTTTTTCAATTCTTGTAAATCCATATCATACTCCTAACCAATCATCACCAAATTCATCGTTTGATTGCTTACGCCCTTGATGCTGGGCACTTGTATTATTTATTTGTACTTGTTCACCGAGATACCTTACTGATAACAAATCCGCTGCAAGGGCTGCATAAACTTCAGTATCTAAATAGTGATTGTCTATTCCGGAAGATTTAGGCACCCAAGAGGCCACACGCCGATTATTCTTAATCGTTTCAATCTTGTGTTCCGCTGTAATCATTTCTGCATACCGTCTATCACATCCGTTATAGACCATCCAGCAGCCTTCACCGAGTGGCCTTCTTAAATGTGCATAGATAAAATCCTTGTATTGATCCGTATTAATCACATACACCCCTTGTCCATTCCATGATTTACCGGAGGCATCAATATTGCTACGAGTGTACCTTGCTATCTTTTGACTGTTAGCAGCACCTTTAACCGGTACTGCCCAATCGCCGTTATATAAGCAAAATTCGTATATTTCGTCAGTTTTGTAACCGGAGTCAATGGCACATAACTGCACCTGCCACCGGAGTTCGCCATCACTATCCGGGTAATGCCGGTTCATGATTTCTTCGATTTCTTCCAATGTTTCACAATAACCATGAGCAATGTTCTGGCTTGTAATTCGGTAGCCCCATGCTCTGATAGTCCAATAGTATCCATTTTTCTGCACGTCAACACCGGCCGTAAGTAATTGAGCCCACTCCGGCACAACCCCTTCATCCAAATCACTTTCTTTAGACAATACAATGTCCGCATCAAGCGTATCTGCTTTATTTTCCCATGGCTCGCCCAACCAAGAATTTACAAAGTTTTGTAAATCGGTAGGATTATCTTTGGATGATAAAAATTCACTGGCTATTCGTCCAAATGTGACCCACGGACTATACAAACTGCTAATGCTAAATCCAACCTTACTGACAATACCGGCAACTTGGTTTTCTGCAATCCACTTACCTTGCTTCAGCATTTGCATCTTATGGCGATCATCAATACGGCCACCACAATAGGTGCACTCATAATAAGCGGAATATCTAACAGTAGTAACATCGGAATGGCCTTCTTCATTTTTTGGCCATTTGATACCGCCAAACTCCAGCGTTTGCAATTTTCCGCAATGCGGACAAGGTACATAATATCTATACCGCACATCAGCTGCTTCATAGGCGGTGTAAATGTTCCCGGTTTTGAGAGTAGGGGTAGAACACATAAACATTTTACGAATTGGCCAGTTCTTCAATCGTTCACTGGCTAACTTGATTGGGCTGGCTTCTTTGCCGGCGAAAATAGGAAACTTGTCTATTTCGTCTAAAAACAAAATAGGCACTGACCATGAGGCCAATGCACTAGGAGATCGGCTTGATGCAAACACCAAGAAACCGCCTTGATATTTAATCAAATCCACACTATTTCTACTATCTACTTTTTCAGCCAACGTAGGGCAATTGCCAATCATCCGCTGCAGTCGTAATTCGCTAAATTGTTCTATCAAATTATCATCCGGCAGCACATACATGATCCGGCTTGGATTTTGGCTGATAGTGTAACCCACCATGTTAAGCATGGCTTCGGTTCCGCCAATCTGCGTACACTTCAGCCACACAATCTGTTCAATTTCATCCTTATTAAAGCAGTCCATTATAAATTTCATATAGGGTACGTTGTTTGTATCCCACATGCCCGGCCGGCTAGTCTCCTGCGAACTCATTACACGGTATTTATCCGCCCATTCAGAAACCGTCAGCCGTTCCGGCGGCGTAAATATAGCTAATGCCCTTAATACGGCATTACTTAGATTTTGCCTTACTATATCTTCCGCTTGCTGTCTGCTTGGCTCCTGTCGCAAGTTGAGCTAACCCCCTTTCAATTTCACGTTCCACGGTATGCTTTACGTCAAACGCTACTTCTGGATACTGATTATATATATCGGCCATGGTTTTTTGACCAATGGCCAGTAATGTTGTTTTTACCTGAGCAAAGGTTTCCTTCAGCCGTTCTTCAATTTCGGCAACGGCAATATACTCGCCAATGGCAGCCTTTTGTTTAAGTTCTTCATTATCTGCACGGGCTTCCCGGTAGCGTAAATCGGCTTTCAATTTTTGCTGTTCCAGACTTTCCCCATGCTCTGAATTTTTGATATTTTTAAACTCCAAACAGCCTTGAAGATCATACCAGCCGGTGGTTACTCGTGGCAGACCTTTTTTAGCCCATACAGCGACCGTTTTTTTATCAACGGCTAAAAGTCTGGCAATCGCTTGTGTGCTCGCTAAAATTCGTCCTTCGTTCATACGAAAAAACTTGTTCATGTCCTCCACTAGTAAACACCCCCTTTGCTCTATTGGTTACCTTGATTTCTACAAATTTTTTGAGTGACTTTTCGGGCTCGCAAGCACCCGCAAGGGTGGATAGCCCTGGAAAGTACCTTGAATTTTGGAAGCGACTCCATTACTTGTATACTTTTCTATCATCGGCCACATATCTCCCATGCTCTCGTCTCACTCTGGCACAACGATGCTTAACTAGCGTCTTGCTATCAGCGAATGTCCTACACATTCCATCAATGCTGATGGCCTTAGCCTTGCACCAGCCGTGCCGGTTATTCAGGCACCGCCGCTTATTGCAATGCACATCAGTCATCACCATCACGCCCAATCTATTTTGACAAACAAAAAAGGCATCAGCTTATGCTGATACCTTTTATTACACACTACTATGTTATCATGTTTTTACTTTGGTGTCAGTCCGCAATTAGTCCGCAAATCAAGCATTGATATAGGTTCCGGAGAAACCCCAGATTAACAGCGTCATATCATCGACCGCTTCACGTAGCTTGTCATAAAATATAGTACGTCCTACCGGTTGCGTAGATAATATTTCCGCTTCAGTCTTATGCTCAATATAGTACAGTCTTAATAACTCGTACTTTAGGCTCGCTTCTTCTTTGCATTCTTTTTGATAGACTTCCAACATTCTATCAATATGACTCAACATAACTTCTGTACGTTCTTTGCTCTCCATAATGGATCGCACTCTGATATATCCCTTCTTATCAAATATCTCTGCAATTACCAATTTTAAATCACTTGGTTTTGATTTACAGGTGTTATCTATAGCCTGTTCTACATGAGCTTTTAATTTCTTGTAGTCTTTTAATAACTTCTTGGTGTTTTCCCTCAACCGTCTCTCTACTCGATCTTGCTTACTTTCATTCTTTTTATCCCAAATATCAATGGCTGCTTGTGCTGCTAACCTTATAATTTCTTCTTTCTCCATATAAGTCCTTCCATTTATTTATCAAAAATTGCCATATACCCAAAATACAAAACAAACCAAAACAGTATGCTGATAATCACTGCACCAATCCATGTAATTAAATTGCAGTAGCGTCTTAATATCTCATCTAGTAATTTCAATAAAATCACTCTCTCCCTTCCTCCACTATCCATTTACAATCTAAGCATTTCCTATATAGTCTTAATTCCGCTTCATGCGTTTTCGGATTAAAGTCACTGGTGAATCTATATTTAATCTGCCTACCAATCTGTATTTCTCCGTTTAATGTGCTGTATCCACAAATGTGTGTTCTATAAATATTGTCAACACTAATTTTTTCGCCTTGACTCTTTAAAAACTCAACTATCTTGTTTTTAATTGCTTCCGTATGATCTATTCTGTGTGCGGTCATAAGTTTCTCCGTTTTTTCTGCAATTCACCTAATTTTACTTTTACCTTAGCAATTAACAACTTGCTTTCATTGACTTCTTTTACATGACTTGCTCCGTGTTGATTAAAAAATAGCACCTCTGCCTTACTTACCAACTTCAAGTTATCTAAACTAAAATTTCCCTTATTTTGATCTAAAAACAGTACACTATGAGTTTTCGGGACCGGACCATGCTCCTTTTCCCAAATCAATATATGCTTCATACGCCATTTATTTGGTTCTGCCACTTTTACCAAAGTGTATCCATCTACATCAACTCTTTCGCTTCCTACCGGTTTATGATTGTGAGGTTCATGGCCTTTCTTAAAACTACCACTATTAATCTGTCCCGGAAATCTCTTTCCCTTATTCCATGAATCATGCCCCTTTTTAAATTGAGTGTTAACCTCACAGGTAAAATCATTGTTTTTAAAAAACGCCTTCATTTGATTATATGTTATAGACCTATTGAATTTTTTATTTATGAGCTCTGTTGTTTCATTAATGTTACGGCCTTTATGGCTGCTCATGAAATATTCCATTTCTTCCGGGCTTAATAACTTAATCTTGGATGCATATCCTTTTTTATCTTTTTGCGACCTACTACGTTTAATTTTATGATTGTTTAAATACTGTTTAATCTGTGATTTTTTCCAAAATTTCTCAAATCGCTCATTCATTAGTTGTGTCGCCGCATCAAGGGTGTAATCATAACATATGCTCAATAAATATTCTCGTTCTTCATTTGTAAGCAGCCGTCTCATTCTTTTTTGCCGCTTTCAATCTGTAATACATCCGGCATTTCATAGTTACTGCCAAATGCATTTTCCCTTGCCATATGAGCACGTAGTATTAATGCTGCATTATCTACGACCATTCGTGATATATTCACAGTTGCCTGTGTTCTGTTTATTTCGGCCACCAAAGCATCGCTATCTTTTAAATCAACCGCTTCAAGGCGATCTAGTTGAGCAAACAGTTTATCGTTCAAGACTTCTAAGGTTTTCTTTCCCATTTTTATCAACACTCCTCTTTTATTTCGGTGGATACTTCTAAGCCATATTTTCTTATATATGCTAGCAATAATTCCTCTTTGAGTTTTTCATTCAAGTTCGAATTTGATAATTCATTAAAATCATCAACTATTTTATTAAAATCTTTTTCACATTTTTTATATTTAATTCTAATCGTAACATTCATTTTTACCGGATTTATTGTACCCTCTCCACTTCCATTGATTCCTAGCTCTTCCATTAATCTTCTAAAACGATCTCCAATAGTTTCCATTATTATGTAGCTCCTTTTTTCAATAATCATTAATCACGCAATGATAATTCATGCGGCCATTTATTGCCTACGTATTCCAATTCATTTTCATAGCCCCAGCAGATCTCTCCTAACCAAGTTCCATCTTCATGTTTGATTAAAATTACCGGCTCATCGTTAATCCGACTGGCAATGACAACTGCACCGGTATCAACGGATTGTCCATCTTTAAATATTAAACCTGCTGTATCTGTCCAATCTTCTTTTATGCCGGCCCAAACAAGCATATTAGTCTTATAGTTTTTCCTAATTATTTCAATTGCTTTACTCCAGTTTAAACATCTACGTGATGCTCCTTGCATCGTGAAAAAAGGAGTTTTTAAAGTCCATGTATTCATTTATTCTCCCTTTTCCGTAATTACTTTTTTCTTCAATTTATTTAATTTTCCGTAACTAAATCCAAACCACTTTAATACAGCAATGGCCAAGGCCTTTTCTAAATCGTCCGCATCATTCGGATTTCTTTTTACGACTACTTTCTTTTTAGGGCTCTTGTTGTAAAGGATCAAGGCATCCTTACTTTTGATAACTCTTAAACTTTTAGGTAATTCCATTCCAATGCCCCCATTCCAAAGTCTTTCAATCAATTCAGGATCATAATTTACTTTGACTTCTATATTAGTTAATTTATTTTCCTTGGGAATAACACCATAAATAAATACAGCTTTGTTATCTGGTAGTTCAGTTTCTCCAATTCCATTAACTTTCATTTGGTCTACTAATATTCGAGCTCGTTCTTTTATTGGTAACATTTTAGCCTCCGCATCATGCAGCCTTTTACTCTTTCTGCGTTACAAAATCATAATAGTGTTCTTCAACTTCTGAATCTACGAAAAATTCATTTTTCCAGTTTCCTAAAAAAACAACTGGAATATTATTATCAATTGCTGTTTTAACTTCTTCTTTGCATCCTCTACTGCGTTCCCAGCCAGGGCAAATTACTAATATGTCACATTTTTTCAAAAGCTCTAAGCATACATCCAATCCTCGTTGATATTCATCGCCTTCCAAGTATGCAAATCCATAATTATGGATAGGAGATACGTATACGTTCTTATCATCAGTAAATACCAACTCTTCCATAATTTTGTCTATTTTCTTTTGATTTTTGATTAGCCCACCAAAAGGATGGGCAACGTACACTAATTTCTTCATTGGATTGCTCCTTGTCTGCCATCCGCATCAGCGGCAGCAATAAAATCTTCATTAAATTCATCTTCTTCCGCATCAGGCTCCGAAATTCGTTCCGGCTGTTCTTCAAATAAGCTTTCCTGTGCTCTTTTCCCTTCGATATATAACATCCCCTCAATCACAAGGTTCTGTAATATCTCATTAGCCAATTCTTCTTTCTTCAAGCCAATTTTGATTGACTGCGTTTCGAGCCTACAAGTAGTGCTTTCTTTATTGTCCACTCTTCCTGATAATTTATATTCAGACATTTTATCTTTGCTGCAGTTCTTTCCACCGTATTTAATTCTAACGGCGAATACGGTTACATATTTTGCACCGAATTTTAAAGTGTTAAACTTTTCAAGTAATAGTTCTTTTAATCTTAAAAAGGCGGTGATTAATTCCGGTCTTGGTTTATCTTTTGATTCCAAGGAATAATATTCAGTTCCGCCACCTTCTATTTCCTTTGCATACTGGAACATATAATATCCCCCACTAATTTTGATGCTTGTTATCTTAATCATTCTGATCACCTCTCCTATTCCAACAATCCATTAATTCAATATAGGTAAATGCCTCATGGAATGATACTGTGACTCCACAATCTGCACACAGTACCATTGGCTGATTAAATCCGGCTCCAATGCCTTGTACAACTCTCACCGCATCAGAGCCACAAAATGGACATGGATCCAAATTCTTATCCTGCATTTTGGGTGCCATTCATTTTCCTCTTTTCTCTTTTATAATGCGGACAGGTATTGCATCGTTTGGCTGCAATATATTTTCTCTTCACCGTTTTCCCTGTGGATTGTTGCACCGGCAACATTAGCGTTTCTTTATTCTCACAACTCTGTTTTACAAACAAGCCACCTAATCTAGTTAGTTTGATTCCGTGCTCGCATGTCTTTGCTCTTAAATACTCATCTTTTTTTCTGGCCATATCTATCCTTCTTTGCTTTTTCTAATGCCCTTTTCCGTTTATGTGTTGATTTTGGCAATGCAGCCTTCACTTCATTGCCTTTAGAAGGGAATTTCTTCATTACCTGACTGCGTATTGCTAAATGAATCAAAATTACTCTCGCTCATAGTCTCACCAAGAGAAACGCCTACCATATTTGCAACCACTTCCGTGATATATCTCTTCTGGCCATCATGCGTTTCATAGGAGCGTGTATTTAATCTGCCTTCCACAAATACTTGATCGCCTTTCCGTAAGTTTCCAGCCAATTCACCTTTCTTGCCCCAGGCTACACACTGAATATAGGCCGTCTGCTGCTTAACCTCTCCCGTAGCGGAGTTTACATACTCATCACTAGCAGCCACTGTAAATGTTGCTACGGCTCTTCCGGTTTTCGTAAAACGTACCTCCGGATCACGTGCTAAATTGCCTAAAATCTGAACTGAATTCATAGTCCGCTCCTTTCAATGATCTTAACTATCCTTCTAATTGCTGCTTGTACTTCAATTTCCTTTTGCTTTACTCTTTCAGCAGCCCTTGTTACCCAATCCGCTAATTCAACACTTCCATAATCTACCTTCCGGTAAAATGGCAGCAGCTTAAATGCTTTTTGCCTTTGTTTCTTCCTACTATTCAATCATCGGCCCCCTAATTTTGATTAATCTATAAAATCTAAATGGATAACCGGCATTATTAATGCCTTCATAATAACTATCTTTATCTAAGTAATATCCCTGTGGAATAGTCACTTCACGTTTCCATTCTGTAGCTTTTAATATTTTTACTTTTGCTTCCGGCGGATGCACATTATTACTTTTTACCCATGTTCTCTTGAATACTCTTGGTTCATCATTTTTATCATCATTTATTGTTCGCTCCTTGGTAAAATATTCAGCCATTTTAATTGCATCTTCTGCACCGCCCCGATAATATTTAATTTCTGTAAATCCATGTGGCCATAATTTCCGCATCAAGGCCGTTGTTAGCTCAATCTCTCTATTAACTAGCATATGGAAATGCAATCGGCCTTTTTCTTCAGCAATATAAATGTACTTTAATTCCTTTTCAGTTTTTTTGTATTGTTTCCGTAAATCTCTTACAAATTTCTGTATTGCCTTTTTGCTTTCTTCCGGTGCCAATTCTCTTTTGAATGTTAGAGTCAAATAATAATCATCTTCTCGGAAATTATTATCTATTAGCATTCTTAATTTTGCCTTGGCCATGCGTAAGTTATTTTTCTTTACTTCTTCGGCTGTTGGTTTTCTTCTAGGCAATCTTGGTTTCTTTCCATTGCCCTGATATGACCGTATGAATAAACTGTCATATATTTCAGTCATATTTTTACTTTTAATAATTTTCCTTTTACGCATAAATATCACATCACCTTGAACGACTTGTTAATGTGTAGTATCAAGTCATTAAACAGTGCCTAAACACTGTTAAATACTGACTTTTTGCGTCCATTGTGATATAATAAAAGTGTCAGATTTTGTTACATCACTTTTGTAACGCATAAGGACTATCACTACGGTGGTAGTCCTTTTATTTTTGCTAAAATTTCCATTGCTTTTGCCCTTGCTTGCTCCGGTGTGTCTTTATATGTACAATGTGCCTGGCCACAGATTACTTCTTGATGGCTGCATCGTCCATTTTCATAGCAATGTCTTATGCATATATTGGCTTGGTGCATGTGGCACACAACCGCATGATGAGGAAACTTCCCACATACCGGACATTCTCGGTTCTCAAAACCGCTAAATTTAATACTCATAGCCGTACCTCTCTGATAATATCTGCTGCAGTAGCTTTTTATATTCCTTAGGGCAGCTGCCTTGATGGATCTTAATCCGGTGGCAGTGCCAACATAAGCAGCATAAGTTTTTAATCTCATTGCCACCGGCTGATGACCGGTAGCTAATATGATGTATTTCCTCATATGGCCGGCCGCATAATATACATCGATAACCGTCACGTTCTTTTACAATCGGCTTAACCTTTTCCAGTTCCGCATCATACTTCTTTTTTCTTGTACTTCTTTGGCTCAGTCTTTTCTTAGCCTTTAATTTGCTTTTTGCTTTTAATCGACTACGAACTTTCAACGGAGTACGTCTAAGCATCTTCCCACTCCCTCTTAATTTGTGCTTCTACTAGTCGGCACTCTAATTTATAAACATTGATGGCCTCTTGGGCATTCCAATATAATACTTTCGCAACATCTCGCTTATGTCTCAGTTCGCTTATTTCCGGATGTCCTTTGGCCAAGTCTCCTATTAAAGTCACGGCGACCTTTTCAAGCCTTGCCTTGGCAATGAATTTAGCCTTTTCTTTTTTGTATTGTCTTTCTGCATCGGCTAAAGCAATGCCACGCTTCTTTGATTCTTGCAAAGCGTGGCTTAACTCTCTTCTTTTGTTCTTCAAATACTGTATTAGTTCAAATGATTCCATTCTTTTATCCCAGCATTAACTTATTTATATGCAACTTCTTTAACTTTTGAGAAATGTTAACAGCTTTCATAAAGGCTGCATAAATTTCCTCTTCGTTTTTCTCGGATAACACTTGCTTAATATCGATTTCCTTGTTACTTAATTCGCCATTAAGCAATATATTCATAATAATATTGTCCTGAAATTCTTGTTCTTTCATTATTAGCTCCATTCTGTTATAATGATAAAAAAGATATATACAAATAACGGTTAGCACTTTTATTTGTTAGGCCTTGTATGATTGCAGTCATACAAGGCTCTTTTTTTATTCTTTCTCACGATCATAAGCTCGCTTCTTTTCTACTGGTCTACTGTAAATTCTTGTAAGTACCGCTTCATGGTGTTGTTGAATCCGTTCCGCTTCCATTCGCCAATATTGGGCCTCGTTTTCCATTTCATTCCACTGGTAAGCTGCATGTAATCCCACCATGGTGATAATGCCCCAGCCTATATATATTCCCATTGGCATTTCCTGCACTACTCCGGCATCGGCTCCATCCATAGTGCCAATGAGCAAGGCTATAGATATGGAAAGTATCATGATGCAAGCCGGCTTAATGTTTCGTTCGATAAGTTTAATTATTTTCATTTCGGCACTCCTTAACCAACATTAAGTTCTTGATTAGTACGATGATTTTGCATAATTCCAATCGCTTCTTTTATGGCCGGTGTATCTTGGTTAATATTGATATCGTCTAGTGAATTGACTACCGTTCCATTTTTCAACCGGTGTACAATTTTAATTACCTGATTATCATTATTTTTCATTATTTCTCTCCTTTTGTTCATGCGAAAATATCTGCCATGCAAATTTATAAGATATATATAAAAGGAAAACAGCAAATATAAGACCTATAATTTCAATGTAATAAAGTTCTATCTTTATCATGTTTAGGTTTTACCTCCTTTCAGTGATATAATTAAATCAAAAAGGATGTGATTAAATGCCTGAAAAAGACAACTCCAATAGCAACCCCCATCTTCAACAAAATCCAACCATACGTGATCTCCTTCATGCCTGTGAGCCCGTTATTCAAAACGTACAAACAATAATGGCTAATCCAGCAGTACAAGCAGAGATGCAAAGAGCTACGAGAGAAGAATATTATAAAAAAGTTAAAGCCTATGAAGATCAAGCCTTTAATCTTACGAATAAGGAAATTGAAGATCTCATTTGGTCCATTCATATTGGGAAAAATACTTTTGAAGATTTAAAGCAGGTAATGCCTTCAATTAATTCAGCTACTATCTGTAAATATCTTCTTGATGAGCCAGAACTACGTTTTAAAAGTGAAGGTTTATTGGGAGGTATGTCTAAATTGGCTTCGCTTAACTCCAAACGCTCTTATTATTTTCAAATGGATAAAATTCCTACCGGCTTTTATGCTCCTTATGAATTTGACCCCACTGATACTTTTATGTTGACCATTCCAGCCGAAAATATGATTCATCAATTAGAAAAAGAACGTCATCTACAAGAGTTAGCTGAAAAAAGCTTAGCTATTGCAGAAGAAAGTTTAAGAGAGAGTAAACAATCAACCAAGTATGCCGAATACGCAATGTATGCAGCTATCGTAAGTATCATTACCGGTATCCTAATAGCAGCCATACAAGCCTACTTAAATTAAATAGAGTAATTAAAATTGCTATTACAATTATTAGAATATTAATTCGTGTTATATATCGTGCGTCATGAAGTCGTTCATCAACCGATGTATACTCTTTTTTGAACAACACATTGTACATACGCTTTAAATGTCGTTTAATCATCTTAATCTCCTATCATTCCGCTCCTGCTCCTTAATCCCTTGCTTAATCATTTCAGCTAATTTTTCTGCATTTAAGGAGTTCTGCTTTGTGACAGTTTCTATTCTTGTTTCTGTATGTATATCATTCTGACGATCAATAAATTGTGCATACATTAATAAGACCTTAGCTTCTTTCTCTATAGCCATATCCCAGGCTTCAATAAGCTCTTTTACTGTATAGGCATTGCCAATTTTACTGAGTCCATTTATCAACTCATATTTTTTATTTAGCAAAGCTCTTAGTCTCTCTTGTGATTTATATAAATCATACTTATCTTGAGCCGCATCATTTTGTGGCTCTTTTTTAATTGTTGGCATATCCTTAGTCTCCTTTTTTTCCTTATTCCCTTAATGCTATAATTTAATCAAGAAAGGAGGTGATGGTATGAATATAAAAAATGTTAACAAAACTGTATTATCTATGAATTCTGAAGAATTAATTATTCATGGGATTCAAGAAAATGATGTAATACTAAACAACGGTTCTGTTCTTAACCTTCATGGAATCTTAGTAGGTAATCTTCATATTTCAGAAAATTCAAGTGCTAACATACATGGGATTTTAAAAGGTAATATTTTGGGCACAGGATCTGTTAAAGTATTTGGTATAATTAATGGGTATATTTCTAATACTTTAACTGCTGAAATTAGTGATGGTGCCATTATTAACAATTCGTAATTTCTTCTTGTTTAGAGTCTTGCATTTGCAAGCCTCTTTTTCTTTTAAATTAATATATAAGTCAAGCAGTTTTGGTATTGTGACATCTATTTCTTGTTCTATATTTTCTGACTTTTTATACCATTCTAATTTTTTTAAAATAAGTTCCTTTAAGCTTTCTTTAATTTCTCTCATGCTGCTTATTCCTTTCATGGCAATTTATTCATAAGTAGTTGTTTCCTAAATGATTCTAAGTAGTCTGAATCTCCTAAAAGGCATTCAATATCTTCTCTACTTATAATCCCTTTTGACTCTAATAACTCTAAAAGTATCTTTGATGTTAATGCTCCACATACTGCAATATTCGTAATATTTTCTAATAAGATATTTACATCCATATTTTCAAGAGCCTCTTCTATAGATGGCTCTTTTTTATTTGGTGGCATGGCTCATCCCTCCCTTCAATCCATTGGCTTTCTTTCTTAACAAACGAATAAACTCGTTTTTCTTGCCAAAAAAAATAGAGTTAGGAGGAACTCCGTAAATATTCGGAATCTTTTCAATCATTTCATATGGCATTTTTGTATTATCATTTTCCCATTTTGCAATAGTCTGATAATGCACACCAAATAAGGCCCCTGCTTCTTGTTGATTATATCCTGCATTTACTCTAGCCGCTTCAAGTGTCATTTCTTCCATTGAGTTCACCTCCTTTGTTACCTCAACTATAAACGAGTTTATTCGTTTTGTCAATGTTTTTAAAATTATTTATACGATTTTTTTCGTTTTTATATATCTTTTCGTCTTGTTTTTAACGTTTTTATTCGTTATAATGTAGGCATAGAAAGGAGTTAAATATTATGCCGAGAAATAGTTTAAGTGATTTTGAAAAAAAGCTTAGAAAGCAAATTTCAGAGAATCTAAAAAGATATAGTTCTAATATGACACAAAACGAATTATCCAAATTAACTGGTATTCCTACCTCTACTATTTCAGGATATTTTGCAATGCGATCAACTCCAAGTGCTGGCAATATTCAGAAATTAGCTGATGCATTAAATTGTTCTAAATCTGACTTAGACCCACGTTTTGCGACTACAACCTTAAATAATATGAACTCAGGTTTCACCAAAAAAGATGAACGCGATATACAAAAACGACTTCAAGCAATTCTTGATGAATTAGATGATAAAGCAGCCTTAAATTTTTACAACGGTGATGAAGCGATGGATGAGGAAACAAAGGAATTAATGCGATTCTCTATAGAAGCGTCCATCCGACTTGCCAAAAGTAGAGCCAAAAAGAATTTTACGCCTAATAAGTACCGGGATAAAAAGGATTGATTGCCATTGAATATTAAATGCACTGTTGAAAAACTAATAAAAAAGCACAATACTAATGACCCCTTTGAAATTTGTAAGGCATTAGATATTGTGGTTAGAGTTGAAAACTTAGGCAATATTTTTGGCTACTGTGACACACATTTTAGGATGCGATCAATACATATCAATGAAAATGTACCGGAACACTTGCAAGCATTTGTTTGTGCTCATGAGTTAGGGCACACTTTATTACATAAGAATGTAAATACACCTTTTCTTAGTAAGAATACTCTCTTTTCTATTGATAAGATAGAGCGACAGGCTAATACATTTGCCGTTGAATTGCTCTTACCAGACAGTCTTTTAAGAGAATATGAGGACATTAATTTTTACGGCCTTGCTCAATGTGCGGGTATTCCTAAAGGTCTAGAAATGTTAAAAGAGGTCAATTAGATATGGGCTTTATACAATATGTATTTAAAGGGAACTATATTAAAACAAATAAAAACAGAACTATTAAGTTTACGGCCAATTCAGACATAGAAGCATACGAAAAAATTGATTTTAAAAAAGATGGTTTTGAATCACTAAATTTAGTTGAACGTTATTATTTGCCAGCTACCGAAAATCAACTAGAGTATGCCAAGAAGTTGAATATCCAACTTCCTTTAAATGCAACTTTTATGGATGCAACATACGCAATTAGTAAAAAAGTTGATAATGAACGTGCTCCCGGCTCAGACTTGCTTGATTTCATAAAAGGTCGAGGGTTAGCCTATACTGATTTCTTTGGCAAGAAAGCTTGTTATAAATATGTTTTTCTTTCCTTAAAAGATTTAGACAAAATTGCATTTTTTATATTTTCTGTCTATCGTTTTTACTCAAATGATAGACAAGGTAATCTAGATAAATCTCCATACAAAGATATCATCTATGATATTGCAAAAAGAGTATACAATCACCCAACAGCGTTTAAATCTTTATTAAACAATTATACTGGTAGTGACCTACGTTTTTTCGGAACATTAAAAGGATATCATGATGAATCTTATTATGGTGGTAGCAAATCAACTACTATATTTAAACTAGTTTCTGCTGAGTTAATCAATGTTGGTTTACTCTCAAAAAACTCTTTGTCCGCAAGGCAGAGCTTAAAAAATAAGCAGCAAAATCCTCACACCCAAAATTCAATTCAGAATGATGTTCCAATAAAAACTAGTGAAAACAATAATATGTTCCAAAAATTTGATGTTTTTATAGAAAAAGAAAACCAAAGAATTCTACAAATAGAAAAAGAACATCCTAACCGAAAAAAAATTAACAGTGTTCTTTGGCCAATTGTTATTATCTTAATCATATTAGCTTTATATTTATGGTTATTTTAAAATAAAAAATCCCCCGACTGCTCCAACAGCCGAGGGAAAATTGAATAGAATACCTGAAGTAGGTATACACTCAATCCGCAAATTGATTATACCACGCTTCAGGTTAGCTTTGCTATACCCAAAGGAGCGTGTTTTTTTATGCCTAAAGTAAAAGTAGGTATTTATATCCGGGTATCTACACAAGAGCAAGCCACCGAAGGCTACTCTATCGATGCCCAAACCGATAGATTAACCAATTATTGTAAATCTAGAGACTGGTCTATTTACAATACCTATATTGATGGTGGATTTAGCGGATCCAATACTAACCGTCCAGCCCTTCACCAGCTCATGCAAGATATAAAAGATAAAAAGCTTAATTGTGTTTTAGTGTATAAGTTGGATCGTCTATCACGCAGCCAAAAAGATACACTCTATCTGATTGAGGATGTCTTTTTAAAAAATAAAATAGACTTTGTATCACTTAATGAAAACTTTGATACTTCTTCACCTTTCGGCCGGGCCATGATAGGTATCCTTTCTGTATTTGCTCAACTTGAACGAGAACAAATAAAAGAACGTTCTCTTATGGGACGTATCGAACGTGCCAAAAATGGTCTGTGGCATGGTGGTGGCTTTGAGCCTTTTGGATATAATTACATAAACGGTCAATTAATAGTTAACGAATATGAAGCTAATATTGTTCAGGAAGCTTTTGAACTATTTTTACAAAAACTTCCCATCCATAGGATTAATCGCATTATTTCTGAAAAATATGGTAAAGATTTTCATGAGACCGTATTACGCAGCATATTAAGTACAAGATTATATACCGGCAAAATTTCTTATCTTGGTGGCATATATGATGGCCAACATCAAGCCATTATAAGCGAAGATACGTTTAAGGCTGCTGAAATGCTATTGGCGTACAGAAAGAAAAAATTTAGCAATAGCAATCCATTTAAAGCAACCAAATTACTAGGCGGAATATTGTATTGTGCCCACTGTGGAGCACGCTACTTGGCCAAAGGTAATTATAGTGGACATGGTGATAAAAAAGTTTATCGGCCATACTATACTTGCTATTCACGAGCAAAAAGTACCAAGAAATATATTGTAGATCCCAACTGTAAAAATCCATCATACGCTGTTGTTGTATTAGACGAAATCATTATAAATGAAATCAGAAAGCTATTTATTGACAAAGAGTATCTATATTCTGCCAAAAATGCAACCGCAACTTCTAATACTGTTAATAAGCAAAAATCGATTTTAAAACAAATAGATTCTATACAGTCTCAAATAAGCCGACTGCTAGACCTGTATCAAATTGATGGTATCTCTATTGATGATATCCAAGACCGCATCAAGAAGTTGCAACATGAAAAAGACGTTTTAGAAGAAACCCTTTCCAATTTAAAAACTAGCCAAAAGAAAAAGCTAACTACCAATGAAGTATTATCAATGGAAGCTAGCTTTAATGAAATCATGGAAAATGGAACTGACATGGAAAAACAAACTATTGTCCGTACGTTAATTGACAAAATCATAGTACATGAAGAGCTGAACAGCTTTGAAATTATTTGGAATTTTTAA